GCAATAAACAACCAAGCACAATGGGACAGCCTTGTCTCAGCATTTCCGTCAATACGCAGACAATTTGTAGGTTTTGATAGAGTAATTGATTTACTCAACATGAACTACGAACCAACTGCGAATAATTTTCCGCCTTTCAATATAGAAAAGATTGATGAAGTAAACTACGAGATACAAATGGCTCTCGCTGGTTTCAAGAATGACGATCTGGATATTAAGGTAGAGGATGGCACTCTAACAGTAGAGGGTGGTCAAAATGAAACGGATAAAGACGCAAATTTTATTCACCAAGGTATCGCTCAGAGAAAATTCCGCAAAGTTTGGAGTCTGGCAGACACAGTTGTTGTCAAAGGCGCCGAATTGTCAGAGGGAATTCTGAGAATCAGTTTGGAGAATCGAATACCAGAGGATAAGAAACCTCTAACCATTAAGATTAAAACAAAATAGTTTTATCGGGGGGCGGAAACGCTCCCCATTTTATAGGAAAATATTATGACTAAGAAGAAAAGTGACAAGACAGTTTTGGAAGAAGTAAAAATGGATATCTCCCCAGAGGAGTTCACTCCAGATAACGATGAGACACCCAACACAAACCCAATTCAGATTTGTGGACTCAAAGTGAATGGTATGGATGAGATGCTTTGTTATCTACAGAAAGATGACGAAGGCGGTAGATACATCTGCACCAACCCAGCTAACATTCGATACATCCCAACCGAAGGTAAACAAGGGCAATACAAGATTGCTTTCCAACCACAATCTCCTGCTAGTAGGGGTGTGCTTTTTGTGCCGTATGGGCAGATGAATTACATCTACGAACCCAAGAAGGAATTGGTTGATGAATGGTTGGCGAAGTTTCAGCACACTCAATCCTCCGAGACAAAGAAAAAACCAAAATTTACAGGATAACGCTTGACTTCTAATAGTTATTGTGTTATAATATGTACATATTGAACTACTGGTTATTCTATGTCTAATTTTTATACCTTTGCTTGGCAATACGGAAACTCTATCCTCACTCGTGGGGTTAGGAATGGCAAGCGTTTTACTGAGAAACATCCCTTTCAACCTACGCTGTATGTGAGGAACGGTGAACCTTCTGATATCAAAAGTATCGAAGGTCATTCCCTCAAACCCATACAGTTTGGTGATAATGGTGATGCTAAAGAGTTTCTTGATAAGTATTCTAAGATAGAAAACTATCCCATCTATGGTCAAACTGATTTGACCTATCAATACCTATCTTCAATGTATCCAGATAACATTGAGTTTGACCTGTCACAGATGAACATATGGTCTATCGATATTGAGACAACTGCTGAACATGGGTTTCCAGATACGGAGAACCCCATCGAAGAAGTGTTGTTGATTACTATGGTTAACAGTCACACCAAAGAGATATTTACATGGGGTGCTGGTGAGTGGAAGCCTGGCCCAGAAACGAAAGACTTGCCCGTTACATACACTGTTTGTTCTGATGAGTATGACTTGTTAGAAAAGTTTATGACATGGTGGGCGCAAGATTACCCAGACATTGTAACTGGTTGGAATCACGAACTGTTCGACATGCCTTACTTGACGGGTAGGATTGACCGAATATTTGGTGAGAAGGCTAAGAACAATCTCAGTCCATTTGGCATGACCCGTAAGAAGACTGTTCGTGGTCACAATAGAGAATTGTTGAAGACCGATATCAAGGGTGTTATCCAACTAGATTACATGGACTTGTATAAGAAGTTTACCTATACTTTCCAAGAAAGTTATCGACTCGATTACATTGCTGAAGTAGAACTTGGGCAGAACAAACTAGAGTCTGGATTTGAAACATTCCGTGAATTCTACGAGGGTGATTGGAATCGGTTCATCGACTATAATATCATCGATACGGTTCTGGTTGACAGACTTGATGACAAGATGAAGTTCTTGGAACTCATTATCACGATGGGGTATGACTGCAAGTGTAATTACAATGATATCTTTTCATCGGTTAGGACATGGGATTGCCTGTTGTACAACTTCTTGCTTGAGAAGAACATTATGATTCCCCAGAAGAAAGAAAGTTTCTCTAAGGGATTCCCAGGCGGTTATGTACAGGAACCTAAACTTGGTAAGTACAAGTGGATTGTGTCTGTCGATGCTACCTCACTGTATCCATCTATTATCATGCAACACAATCTTTCGCCCGAGATGTTGGCGGAAGGTCACAAACCATTGGACTGCACTGTCGATAGTATCCTAGAACGGAAGCACTCAACTACACGACTAAAGGAATCGGGGTTGTCTATGGCAGCCAATGGTTATCTCTATCGCAAAGAGTCCCAAGGATTCATGGCAGAAATCACCCAAAGATTCTTTGATGACCGACAGAAATACAAGAAGTTGATGAAACAGGCAGAACAGGAATATGAGGATACCAAAAATCCAGACCTCTTAAATGATATTGCCAAGTACAACAACTTTCAGATGGCGAGAAAGATTCAGTTAAACTCCCTGTTTGGTGCGATAGGTAATAAGTGGTTTAGATATTTCGATGAACGGATTGCCGAATCAATTACATTGACCGGACAGTTAATCATCCGCGATACCAGTAAGGTGGTGGATGAATTCTTAAATAAGTTCATGGACACTGAGGGTGTCGAGTACAGTTTTTACACTGACACTGATAGTTGTTATGTCACATTGGATGCGATGGTAGAAAAACATCTCAAGGGCAAAACCCGCGAAGAGATAATCGATGTGCTTGACAAGTTTGTCGAGGATAAGTTAGTGCCGTCAATCAATGGCCGCATGACTGACCTTGGTGAATACATGAATGTGTTCCAACCCAAGATTGATTTCAAACGAGAAGCTATTGCTGACGTTGGTATCTGGGTTGCGAAGAAACGATATGCAATGAATGTCTGGGACAATGAAGGCGTCCGATACAAGGAAGCTAAACTAAAGGTCATGGGTCTAGAGATTGTACGGTCTTCTACTCCTGCTCCGGTTAGGGATAGTCTGAGGTCGGCAGTTAGGTTGTGTCTGGACAAGAACGAGAAAGAATTACAGGCAATGGTAGAGGAGACTTGGCAGGCATTTCGCAAGATGTCTCCAGAACAAATTGCCTTCCCGCGAGGATGTAATAACCTTGGTAAGTATTCCTCAAAGGTAACTGTGTATACTAAGGGGACGCCGATGCATGTTAGAGGTGCATTAGTATACAATCACTTGATTCGTACCCAGAAGTTAGAGAAGAAATATCAACTCATCCAAGACGGTGACAAGATTAAATTCCTCTATCTAAAGGAACCGAACCATGTGTGGGAAAACACCGTAGCAATGAATGGTCTGATGCCAAAAGAATTTGACTTACATCGTTACATTGATTATGAAACAATGTTTGAGAAAGCATTTATTGACCCATTGAATACTATTGTGACTAGTTTGAATTGGAATACTAGACCAGTAGCATCATTGGAATCATTATTTTAGGAGTGAGAAATGAGTTTAATAGATAAATTAAAAAAGAATAGTACGATAAAACACACAGAGATTCTATCCAAGAGTAAATTTCTGAATGATAAAGATTTGATTCAGACCACTGTGCCTGCATTGAACGTGGCATTGAGTGGTAAGTTGGATGGTGGACTGTGTGCTGGTCTGACAGTATTTGCTGGGCCCTCTAAACATTTTAAGACCGCATTCGCCATGTTACTTTCCAAAGCTTATCTGGACAAGTATGATGATGCGGTAGTATTGTTTTATGATTCAGAGTTTGGTGCGCCGCAAGGATATTTTAAGAGTTTTGGTATTGATACTGATAAAGTTATCCATACCCCCATTACTGATATCGAACAATTAAAACATGATATAATGTCACAACTATCGGAGATAGAACGTGGTGACCATGTTATTATTATTGTAGACTCTGTTGGTAACTTGGCAAGTAAGAAAGAAGTTGATGATGCACTTGACGGTAAGTCTGTTGCTGATATGACTCGCGCCAAACAGATGAAGTCTCTGTTCAGAATGATTACACCCCACTTGACTATCAAAGATATTCCTGCCATCGTGGTCAACCACACTTACATGGAAATTGGTATGTTCCCCAAGGCAGTTGTTTCTGGTGGCACAGGCATATATTACTCTGCGGATAACATCTTCATCATTGGTCGCCAACAAGAGAAAGTTGGTAAGGATGTCACTGGTTATAATTTCATTATCAATGTAGAGAAGTCACGATTTGTTCGTGAGAAGTCTAAGATACCGATTGAAGTATCGTGGGAAGGTGGTATCAGTAAATGGTCTGGATTGCTAGACATGGCCCTAGAGTCTGGTCATGTAGTCAAACCATCAAATGGATGGTATCAGATTGCATCGGATGGAGAAGATGGCAAGAAGTTCAGAACCAAGGACACTTATGTAAAAGAGTTCTGGATGCCGATTCTTGCCGATAAAACATTCTCTACTTGGATTGAGGGTAGGTATCAGATGTCTACTGATGCGATTATGCAGTCTGAGGTGTCAGAAAAGGACATTGCTGATGCCTACTCCGAAGTGTGATAAGTGCGACAAAGATTTAGATTTAGATAATGATGCAGTCGTGTGTTTTCGCCACAGTAGTGGCGAGGCATACATGTGTGAACCATGCGTTGAAGAAGTGAAGGAAGAATTTATTAATGAGAATAGAACAACAAATACTGACGAATTTAATTTTTAATGAAGATTATCTTAGACAAGCAATAGCGCATCTCAACGAAGACTATTTCCTTGATACCGAATACCGTGAAGTATTCAAGGCCATTAGTGAGTATACTACCAAGTATAATGCGCCGCCGTCTATCAGTGCAATTAAGATTGCCTTACAGGACAACCGTAGAATTACGGAAGACTTGTATGAGAAGTGCGAACAACTAGTAAACAGTTTTAAGACAGACTTGACTGCGGCCGACTTGACTTGGTTGGTAGACACGACAGAGAAGTTCTGTAAAGAAAAGGCAGTGTACAATGCCATTATGAAATCTATTCAGATTATCGATGGTACAGAGAAAGAGTTTACTGTTGATTCGTTACCCTCTATTCTGTCTGATGCCTTGAGTGTTGGTTTTGATAATAGTATCGGTCACGATTATGTTGGTGATGCTGAGTCACGGTATGAATTCTATCATAGACACGAAGAGAAATTGCCATTTGATTTGGATTACTTCAACAAGATTACTGAGGGTGGGTTGACAAACAAAACCTTGAACATCGCTCTCGCCGGTACGGGTGTTGGTAAGTCTCTGTTCATGTGTCATGTTGCTGCTGGTGCTATCGCTGCCGGAAAGAATGTTCTCTATATTACATTGGAAATGGCTGAGGAAAGAATCGCTGAGAGGATTGACGCCAACCTAATGGATGTTTCCATTGGTGATTTGCGAGACCTATCACATGAAATGTACAGTGACCGCATAGAGAAAATCAAAAATAAAGTTAACGGACGTTTGATTATTAAGGAGTATCCAACTGCTACTGCTCATACTGGACACTTCCGTGCTCTACTAGAAGAACTAAAACTCAAACAAGACATGACGCCTGATATTATCTTTGTGGATTATCTTAATATATGCGTGAGTCAAAGACTGCGGGCAAATGCTGGTGCGAATTCATACACCATCATTAAGAGTATCGCTGAAGAAATGCGTGGTCTCGCCGTAGAGTATAACTTGCCAATTGTATCTGCAACACAAACTACTCGTGGTGGTTACAATAATAGTGATGTTGACTTGACAGATACCTCAGAGAGTTTTGGTTTGCCTGCTACTGCTGATTTGATGTTCGCTCTAATCTCCACCGAAGAGTTAGAAGAACAAGGTCACATGATGGTTAAACAATTGAAGAATCGATACAGTGACCCAACGAGAAACAAACGATTTATGATTGGTGTTGACAGGGCGAAGATGCGTTTGTATGATTTGGAAGATGGTGCTCAGATTAACATAGTTGATTCTGGTCAAAGTAAACAGGATGACCAACCCGTGTTCGACAGGGGAACTTTCGGCAGTCGGTTAAACCTTAACGAAATAAAAGTATAAATAGGATTATGATAAGTAAAATACTATTTGGTTTCATTCTCGCCGGTGGTCTGGTTGGGTATTTGTATTACACAAACACTCAGTCGGAACTCATCGAACTAAGAGAATACAATATGGCAATGGAACTCCAAGTCCAAGTCCAAAATGATACCATAGAGAAAATTCAGCATCAATATGAATTGAATGCAAAGGCGCTTGGTGAGTTGACTTCTAAGAATGCAGAAATTGAGGCGGAGATGACAAGGTATCTTGATATTTTCCGCCGACATGACTTCAGTAAACTTGCAGCTGCGAAGCCAGGCCTAATTGAACCGAAGGTGAATAATGCAACCAAAAAAGTATTCGATAGTCTCGAAAGTGATTCTACTTTCGACTTTGACTCTAGTAATTAACGCCTGTTCGTTATTACCGCAACCGCCCCGTGTGGTTGAAATTAAAACTGTTGAGGTGCGAATACCTATTCAGCATCCAGTGTATCCTCGGCCCATCGATATGAAAGAACCCCGATGGTATGTCGTATCAAAGAAAAACCTAGATTCATTTATAGAGAAAGTTGAAAAAGAAGCTGGACAACTGGTCTTTATGGCCATGACGCCGGGCGACTATGAACTCATGGCATACAATCTTCAAGAGATTAAACGCTATGTGAAAGAAACCAAAGAAGTGATAGTATATTATAGAACTGTGATATCAGATGATGTGGAAACAGAAGTACAAGAAAGCGAGGCCCCTGACAAGGAATCGTTCTTAGACAAAATAAAAGGAGCAGTATCTGATGACTGATGAGACCAAATCACACCACCCAGCAGACAGCAACGGTGATGGCGTAGTTGACCAAGAAGAACACAAGATGTTCATGGAGTTTAAACGAAAGGAACTGGAAGACCAAGACCTGATGAGGGACTCTCAACGTGCCATGGCGTGGTTTGCCCTTGGTGGCATGTTGCTGTATCCCGCCTCAGTGGTTGTTGCCTCCATGATGGGGTTGGATGAGGCCCAGAAAACACTGGGTAGCATGGCCCCCACCTATTTTGTCGCTGTTGCTGGTATTGTGGCCGCTTTCTTTGGGGCTCAGGCATATAATAAGAAATAAACTGTGAAATATCTCCGATTAAAGCGCTTTATTTGCGCTTTTTTCGATATTGGCCCTTGACTTCTGCTTAGAAGTGTGTCATGATCATTATGTAATCGAGATGAGAGAGATGATGATGAAAAAAGAAATTGATAACCTGTTAGAACTAATCAACAATGACTATGAACGATGGACTACCGCGTCTTTTCGGGCGAATAACTACTCCGAAGACCGACTAGTAGAGACCATTGCTAACTTCCGCGAGGAGTGTACGGTCACCGAAGGTAGTAAGTACATTAAGATAATAAAACGAAACGCTGTCTGGGGTTTCATTGTTAAGACTGACACCGACAAGTTGTTCGCCAAGGGTGACATCCTAATGGCCGCAGGGTACAATGCTCCTGCTAGGAACAAACCACGGGGCAATGTCTTTAAGATGCTAGAAGATGGTATCGGTGTGGGTTGGGTTCAGTGGACAGGGCCGGGATATCTATAATGAGTATTGCTTACTGCGACAAAATCGCCCAAGAATGTCTCAATCAATTGGTACGGTCAAAGTACTCCAACATTGACTGTGACATGTTAATCACCGATGTTGGGCCAATCTGCTCGGACTTAGACCCCGTTGGTGGTTGGTTTATATCAACGAAGAAAACAATAAAAGTCACCGATTTTAATGGACAAAATTATACTGTTACGATTGAGGTAGATTAGAAACGAGGCGATTACAGGATGCCTGCTAAAGTCTGTAGAGGTTGATGACCGAACATCCACGGGGGGACTGAAAATGCCTCCCTTTTTTTAATTATGACGAGACCTTAAATATGGAAAAGAATGATATTGTGTCGGTAATCACGGCCGCCGGTGAGTTTATCGGCAAACTAGATTGGGAAACAGATACACGTTTAAAACTAACAGACCCACGGATGTTAATTACCACGGCAGAAGGCATGGGATTTGCTAGGGGTGTTTGTCTTACTGGTGTTGAAAATGCCGATGAGATGACTTTCTATTCAGGTGGCATTGTATTTGTTTCGCCAACGAATAAGGATGTGCAAAGTTCATACCGCAAATTCACGAGTGGGATTATAGTCTAATGTCTGAACCGTTACAGAAAATTGCCGATATGCTTAGTACTCTGCCGGATGAACAGGAAGATATGGCGCAAAACATTTTAGATGCATACCGTCTTTTGTATCGGTTGTTAGACCCAGAACAGTTTGGGCATGCTGTAAGTGCAGAAGTGCGAGATGCCGCTAGAGTGGTGTTGGGAATGAAACGAGTAGAATATAAACTTTATACATCTTTCCCTGATGTATCAGGACACCCTTAATGCCTCATCACTCTTTTGATAAAAAAGAACTAGAAAATTCCAGAAGAATATTCAAATCTGCGACACCTAAATATACACTAGATTGGTATGTAAAGTGGGTAGCATCTGTATTTGTTCTCAGTGCAATGTCTCTTAGAGGTATTGATGGATTTCAGATGTACGATTTAACCCTTTCATTTATAGGTATCTCACTGTGGTTGTGGGTATCTATTATATGGCAGGATAGGGCCCTCATCATGCTAAACGCTGCTGGAATAATACTACTAATGAGAAACATACTTACTTCACTATAACTAGGAAACCATGATGCCCACTTATACAATATACAATGAGGAAACCGGAGAAGAATTCGATATTATGCTGAAGATAGCTGACAAACCTAAGTTCCTCAGTCAGAACCCACACTTCAGGCAGATAGTAACCGCTCCCGCCATCAGCAAAGGTGGTGTGAATGACAGAGTTAAGCCCGATGGTGGATTTAAAGATGTATTGTCTAGGATTGCTGATGCAAACCCCACCTCGGCATTGGCGAGTGATTATGGCAAGAAGGACAAAAAGGAATCTGCTGTGCGTGACAGTATGCAACGAGTCAGAAAGAAACTAGGTTCTATTTCAACTGAGGGATTTAAGTAGTTTTAGTTGATAGAGAATTGGTATAAATATAGGGGACGAAAGTCCCCTTTTTAATTATGAGGAAATGAGAATGAAGACACTACTAAGTGACACCTTAAAACCGGCCGAAAAAGTAATTGACCCATTGACCGATGAACTGGGTCTGGAAGAACAATTTGTCAATCCAGTAATCATGGATGACAAGATGTTGTATGATGAAGACTTGGACAGCGAGACAGTCAAGGCACTATCACACGCATTGGAACTTGACTACATTGAGAAATGGAAAGTCTTTGCACAGATGAAACTCTTGGAAAGAAACTTTGCTGTTGCGGAACAGGCTAGAATTGCATTGCGTGACCAACTTATTATTGCTAATGCCAATGTACAAATTCTACTGAGGAACTACGAAGAGAAGAAGATTGGGTTAGACTTTGAACTATCAGCTAAACTGTCAGCATTAGAAGAGTTGAAAGAACTCCGCGCTGAAAATAAGAGGGTATTAACTGGAGGCAAAAAGAAACCCAAAATAAAAGAGGTCTAGAAGGGTTTATTATAAATAGTGGAATAAAATAGGATTATGGAAAGAACATTATGTCAATGACATCTTTTTTATCATATTTGAATGAGGATTCAAACGGTAAAAATTTGCACTTAGAACACCTAGAAGATGAAATTCTTAATTTCGGAATAGGTGGTGCTAGGGGTGCAATCAACTTTTTGCAGGCATTGAGAGATATGATGGCTGGGCATTCTCGTTCGGCTGTTAATATGACAGTCAAATGGGATGGCGCTCCTGCTATATTTGCTGGTGTCGATCCTAGTGACGGTAAATTCTTTGTCGCAAAGAAATCCGTGTTTAATAAGTCTCCACTATTATATAAGACCACGCAAGAAATCACCAAAGACCCCAAACTTCCAACCGGACTAAAGGCGCCTTTCATTGTCGCCTTACAGGAATTTTCTAAACTGGGTATTCGGAATGTACTACAGGGTGACCTCATGTTCACTACTGCTTCTTTGGAAAACGAAATCATTGATGGTGAGAAATACACCACGTTTCAACCCAACACGATTGTGTATGCAGTACCCAAAGGTTCGGACTTGGACAATGAGATACGCAAAACAAAAATCGGTGTAGTATGGCACACAACATACACAGGTGATTCATTGCAGGCTATGAAGGCATCTTTTGGTGCGAACATATCCTCTCTAAAAAAACAAAGAACAGTTTGGATGGATGATGCCACATACAAGGATACCAGTGGTACGTCTACATTCACACAGGCCGAGACCGCCTCTATTACCGCGAAGTTGAGTCAGGTCGGCAAGATATTCCAAACAATCAATTCGGGCCAACTGACTAGATTCTTGTCATTGCAATCAAGTTTCACTGGTAAGTTTATTGGTGCCAGTATTAAGACATACTATAATTCAAAGGTCAAGGTCGGACAGAAAGTAACAAATGTGTCCGGTTATGTGTCCGGTTATACTGATTGGGTCGAGGGTAAATTCGACATAGAGATAAATAAACTAAAGACCGAATCTAATCAGAAAAAATTGGAAATTAAGAAGAAAGAAACCATACGAGAGTTGAAATCATATAGTACTCTTATTACCAATATAATATTATATCAGAATGCATTGATTGATGCTAAACAAATGATTATCAATAAATTAAACAAGGTAAAACAATTAACTAATACTTTCGTTAGGACTAAACAGGGGTTCAAGGTTACTAATCCAGAGGGATATGTTGCCATAGATAGGGTAACTGGTAACGCTGTTAAGTTGGTCGATAGGATGGAGTTTAGTTACAATAACTTTACCGCAATAAAGGCGTGGGACAGATGAAGACATTAGTATATGCATTTGGTAGAATGAACCCGCCTACCAATGGCCATGGGAAACTGGTGCAAAAAGTCAAGCAGATTGCTCAACAAAATAAAGCAGACCATCTTATCGTAGTGAGTCATACTCAGGATAAACACAAGAATCCTTTGAGTCCTAAACGCAAGGTCGCACACCTAAAAAAGATGTTCCCCAATACCAATGTTAAATCCTCCGACACGCAGAACCCCAACTTCATACGACAACTCGCATTGTTATCTGATAAATATGATAAGGTTATTATGATTGCTGGTTCAGATAGGGTGTCAGAATTTCAACGTATATTAACGAAGTACAATGGCAAGGATTTTACGTTTGATGAAATAACAGTAGTTTCTGCTGGTGCTAGAGACCCAGATGCCGAAGGCGTTTCTGGGATGAGTGCTAGTAAGATGCGACTGTTTGTTAAAAACAACGATTTTAAATCTTTCAAGAGAGGCCTACCCGCTGGTTACACTGGTTCTCAGTCACTGTTTAACGATGTGAAGAAAGGTATGGAGTTAAAAGAAAACACACACTACTCTTTCTCACAATACATAAAGGAATAAAAACATGTCAAAATATTTAGAAGGGTTATTACCCGACAACGGGCTAGAATGGAACCCTACCTCAGCACCTCACGAAGGCCAAACATGGGGACTTTACGGACTTAAAACGAACGGGCCAGGCATATCAGAACCCAATGACCTGCCTGACGGTTACTATGAGGAGATTGCTTTACGGCCGGAACTCCTTGCTGTGATATCAGAAGACGAAGGTTGTAAATATGAAGTGTACTTAGACCACCTCGGTTATCCTACAGTTGGTATTGGACACTTCATAAAAGCAGATGACGCAGAAGTAGAACTGGAAGTTGGTGATGCGGTCACCAAAGAAAGAGTCGAAGAGTTGTTCGTTCAAGACATACAAATTGCATGTAGGGATTGTGTTAACTTGTATGGCTGGTCTGGATTTTGCGAATGGCCTGAAGAAGTTCAGAATATCAATATTAACATGGTGTTTAATATGGGTATGACTCGACTGTCAAAATTCAAGAATATGCACAAAGCTTTGGAAAGTCAAGATTGGGCAAAAGCTGCTGTAGAAGGTAGAGATTCAAAATGGTACAAGCAAGTAACCAACCGGGCAGAAAGGTTAATGTCCACTCTAGAGAAACTATAGAAAGGGAAAAATAGATGGACTTAGTGCAATTTGTAGTAGATTTGGCAATTCAGTTTTGGCAATTCACATTAGCCATTATCATAATCCTTATAGGTGCAGCAATAAACGCGCTGGACTTAAAGGAAAGGAACGAGTTAACATTTAATGCAAAGGATATGCCACAACTAAAACCACTGCCGATGGAAACTAAGGGCAAAGGATTTTGGGGTGGAGTACTTGCATGGTTGACGGGTTCTAGGAACTGGGAGTTAACTAAAGACTTTAACTATACGATTGATGGTGTTGGATATGTTATACCAAAGGGATTTCAATTTGACGGTGCAAGTATACCAAAATTTATGAGAACTTTTTTCTCTCCAGTTGGTGTAATGTTAATCGGTGGATTGGTTCACGATTATGGGTATAAGTATGAGACACTATTATTAAAAGGCAAGAAGAAAAACATTGGAATCAAAGACCAAAAATGGATGGATGAAACATTCAGAGATATTAATATCAATGTTAACGGATTTTACACTATGAACTATCTTGCATATTGGACACTGCGGTTGGGTGGATTTGTTGCATGGAGAGGACACAGAAAACGTAATATCCAAATTGACTAAGGGGTAGATTTTGTTGTCTGTACTGAGAGATGTTTATTTAGCGATGGCGAGGCCTTTGACGGCCCCGCTGTTGTTGCCCGAGTTTAATCTAGTAGAGGAATACGAGGATAAACTTAAACAACTAAACGAACTGTTTTACAACGGAATGATTACCTTTGCCGAGTATGATGAGATGGTAGAAGATTTTCGAGATGTAGATGCAATTAGAAATCATATCAAGGACGAAAAAATGAAAGTCTTTGCTCCGATGATAGTCGAAAATTGCAAACCACTTATACAAAGTTATAAATAGGATTACTATGAAGAAATTTACCGATTTTGCTGAACTGCCACCAAGTACACTTGAAGAGGGTATTAATGACCCCGCAATTTTCAAGGCTATTTTTCTCGCCGGCGGGCCTGGCAGTGGCAAATCGTTTATCGTAGGAAAGACTGCTCTTCCAGCACTTGGATTCAAGGTTGTAAATTCTGACTTTGCATTTGAATCTGCCCTAAAGAAAGCTGGGATGGAGATGAATGTTGATTCCATATACTCAACCAAAGGTCAATCTCTCAGAGACCGCGCTACGAAACTTACTGCTGCCAGAAAGAGTAATTACCTCACGGGTAAACTTGGTTTAGTTATTGATGGTACGGGTAAGAACTATGACAAAATCAGGAAACAGAAATCTGAACTAGAGAAGTTGGGTTATCAAACTGCAATGATTTTTGTCAATACCGACATTGATACTGCTGTGAATAGAGACAATAAAAGAGACCGGACTCTGGGCCCAGACAAAATCAAACCAATGTGGAAATCAGTCCAACTGAACTTGGGACGATTTAGTAACGCATTCACTGAAGGTACTAGTAAATTCTTTGTAGTGGATAATTCTGATGATTCTGATTATGAGGCTGCTATCCAAACAACCTACAAGAAGGTTCTGGCTTGGTCGAAAACGCCAATCACCAACCCTATCGCAAAGAGATGGATGTTAGACCAAAAACAACGCCGTGGTATTAAAGAAAGTCGGGTCTGGGAAGCGCAAGCTATTAAGTGGAAAGTTAAACCACCCAAAGGCACTAAGAATATGCATCCCGATTCCAACTGGAAAGGTATGAAGAAGGGCGACATCGAAAAGAGTTACCCACAGAATAAATTAAAGTCTACTGTGAATGAGGCTCGTTCTATTGCCGAAGGTTACACTCTATATCATAAGAGTTATACTGATGCAATTAACCACGCACATGCACACCACGCGAAGAGTGGGTTGTCTGTTTCCGATGATGACCGCGATACTCATATTGCGATGGGTTCAAAGAAGCCTGGCAGTGGAAAGACCACTACCATCAATATTCCGGCAACACACAAGTCTGGTTCATCACATACGATACACACGCAAGTGTATAATAAGGGTGGTAAAACCCCGTATGAACTGAATACATATTCTTCTAAGAATAAAACTAAAAAAAAAGTTAATGAAAACTTAGAGGTCTCAGAAGAGCAATCCATGATAAAACCATTCTTGGCAAAAACGTGGAATAGGAAAGAATACAAAGAAGCAGGCGAAGTACTAAAGAAGATAATTGACAGAAAGAAGAAAGAAACTGGTGGTCGCCTACGCCACGGCATATCATACTACGCTCAACAAGTTGCTCGACAGTTCGGACAAAATAAAGTTGATGCTAGAGTCCTTGCTAAGAACTTCACCGAAGGTTATTCTCCACAGAAACACGAGTGGGGTACTCCCGAAGGTACTGCTTATTATAAGAAACTTACGCCAGGCCAATCCGATGCAACAACAAAGGAGAGGGCCCTCGCTTTAGTATCTGCTAGGAAGAAGGTACAAGAAGATTATCCAAAGACGTTAGAATCACTAGATACTGATATCGGAGTCATCCCACTAGATAACGATTGGACTGCGATATTTGGCGAACCAGAAATCGAAAAGATGGAAGGTGAGATAGATGTCATGTCGTTTGAAGACATGATGGGTCTAGACATGTATGACGCTGAAGAGTTGGATGACTTTGAAGCGTTTGACCAAGATGTTGATTGGCATGATGAAGTAGAGATAACAGAAGTACTATCTATTCAGGGCCGGATGAAACGAAGATTCGCCGCTAGAAGAAACCGACAGAAACTTAAAGTTGCCAGAATGCGGGCGTCAAGACGCGCTGCTGACCCAGCAAGACTGAAGAAACGTGCCACCCGTGGTGCAAGGAATATGATTAAGAATCGTATTGCTAAGGGTAGAGATATCAGTTCGTTGCCGCCGGCAGAGAAGGGTCGTATTGAGGCAATGGTTCAGAAGTTCTCTGGATTAGTATCTAGAATGGCAACTAGAATGATACCAATCGTGAGAAAGAACGAGATGAAACGATTGAAGTCTGGCGGCATGAAAAAACAGACTGCGAAGAAGTATAACCCTAAGAAGGCAATGGCATCTGCTTCTAAACAGAAGGGTAAGAAATTTAAGGCGAGTAAGAAAACATTCGCAAAACCAAAAACTAGAAGGTAGGGATAACATGTTAACATTCTTAGAAGGCAATAAAAAGGGCCTTTGGGATAACATTCACGCCAAACGAAAAAGAATCAAGAGTGGTTCTGGTGAGAAGATGCGTAAACCATTCAGTAAAGGCGCACCACAAAAAGGCGCATTCAAAGATTCAAGTGTGGAAGACTAATCATGCAATCGTTCATCAAGTACATCACCGAAAAGCAAAGGCTAGACCCCAAGTGCTGGGATGGATATAAGAAGAAAATCTCAAAGACGATTGAAGAAGGCGGTGTCAAATCTGGTCATAAACGGTCAGTAGAAGATGGTGCTGGACTCACTCAAAAAGGTGTGGATGCGGAGAATAGAAAAACTGGTGGTAATCTGCAAACCGCAGTGACTACTCCTCCAAGTGACCTCAAAAAAGGTAGTAAGGCTGCCGGAAGACGCAAATCATTCTGCGCTCGCTCCAAGAAATGGAAGGGAGAAAGAGGAATGGCTGCAAGAGCAAGGTGGAACTGTTAGGGGTTGTTGTGATAACAGTAATCGCAAATTATAGAACAGGGTCATCCACGTTTATAAAAGAACTATCTGATTCAACGGGACTCAAGTATCCTGAGATGTGTACTGGGGAATACTTATACCAGCAATATCAGGAACCTAGCAACGATTATCAGATTTATAAAATAATGCCGGATCAGGTTCAACATCGTCTGTACCACGAAATTTTTTATAGACAGTATATCAAGGGGGCCGATGTAATTTATCTTTGCAGACGGAACTTGACGGAACAGATTATTAGTTATATTAATTGTGTTGCTCATGACGTATGGCATCCAGTTGAATGCCGGAATGAATCCGATTGGTTCGATGATGTACTGGATAGTTTTGATTCGACTATTGACATCGCCATTGACCGCATCACAGATAATTACGAGAGACAACATGAATTTTACAAGAAGTGGCCTGGCCAAGTTTTATTTTTAGAAGATAGATTTGATGAAAATCAAAAGTACCCAAAACGGAAATTACCTTTTACCGAACAACAACTTTTAAAAATATCTAGTGTTTGTAACAATGGCAAGGATTTGTGGTTCAATAACATTTAGGGGATTGATATGATAACGTGGTTGAAGAAACTTCTCTATGAAGAGTACGAAGTTACTATTTGGTTTGTTAAGGAAGTCGGTAAGACTAAAGATGGTGTTTCTCGCAAGGTGAAGTCTAAGAAAGTTTTTAGTCTGAAGAAAATCTCAACTAAGAAACCGAATCACTTCAAGGGAATTGACACGGACGGTAACCCGATAGAGATTAGAACCTCCGAACCCTTTGACTACCAGATAAAAAAGATATATTAATTATATAATGTAGGATAGATATGAGTGTAGATGTATTATTATTTACTGGTATGACAGGATACTCCAGTAATATAAATGATTTTGGTGATGACCCTGTGTACGAAACCAGAAGCCGGTCTTCTGGAACTTATCGAATTGCTACATATCTTAGAAAAGAGTTTGAGTTTGATGTAGAGGTGATAGACTTCATCTTTTCGTGGACACTAGAAGAACTCAAAGAAGTCTGTAAAAGTAGAATAGGCCCAGACACACGGATGGTGGGTATAGGCGGCATATTCTATCTCCATGCGCCAGTCATAGTTAAACTATTTGCACACATCAAAGAAGAATATCCCCACGTTTTGACCACTGCCGGTAGTCAGACAATCTGGTCTATAACACAAATACCAAACATCGATTATTATATTTCTGGGTACGGTGAACTCGGATTGAAGGCAGTTCTGAATGGCACTGCGAAGTATGAAATGTGGCAAGGCAGAGTCAAACATGTTGATTGTTGGCGAACCCCAGAGTACGCTGCATATCCTTGGCCGATTCTAACTATCCTTTACGAAGACAGAGACTATGTGTTGCCACACGAAACTCTTTCGATGGAGACATCTCGCGGGTGCAAGTTCAAATGTTCTTATTGTAACTACCCCGTTCTTGGTGTGAAGGGTGACTATACCAGAAGTGCTGCAGACTTTGAGTATAACATGAAAGACAATTACGATAGGTGGGGTATCACCGAATACATTATTACGGATGATACCTTTAATGACCACATTGAAAAGATTCGCAAGTACGGTGATGTGGTAGAATCACTGGATTTCACTCCGAACTTTGCTGGGTACATTCGCGCAGACTTGATGACACAGAGACCACACGATGTAGAAGAACTGGCACGGATGAGATTCAACAGTCACATGTATGGTATAGAGAGTACCAACCACGCATCTGCTAAGTCTATCGGCAAGGGTGCGAAAGCAACGAACATCTTGCCTGCTATTCTAGAGGCAAAGAAATATATCCAGAAAAACAATGGATTCTATCGTGGCGAGATGAGTTTCATCTATGGGTTGCCACATGAAACACAGGAGACACTGGATTACACCTTTAAATGGATAGATGAGAACTGGCAAAATGAATCGGTGTCAATGTTCCCATTGCTGATTATGCGCGACACTGGATTGATACACCCAAATGAAATGACTCATAACTTGGACAAGTACGGGTACACGGTGATGCAACAAATAGAGGCTCAACCAATCGGTAATAGACTCGATCACATATATGACAACCCAAACATACACCAATACTTTAAGGATAGAATACGGAAACAACTACCAGACCCGATGGGCCCAGAGTTTCAATATGCTACCTATCTCTGGAGGAACGAATTCACAAATTATATGGAAGCTTTCATAAAAGTACAAGAGAGTTTATGGGGCCACGAGAGATACTGGGATAGGGCTGTCCCTATTTTCGGTCAGGCTAACTGGAATAACGTAGGGTTCACCAAGACAGATATGCAGAAATCCTTTAGAGATTTGCCTAGTATGATGAACCCACCAGAGGAAATGGTTAGGGCTTCTATTGAAGATTATAAAAAGAAGAAATTATCATTATAAATAATTGCAGAACAATATAGAGTGGGTAGATAATGTCGGATGTTAGCGCGGTTGGTAATGTGCCCCCAGTTGTACGGGAGGTGAGTTCGCCTAGGGGTGGTGGTTCTTATACGGATAGACAAACCGTAACTAGAGTACTAAATGCGGTGGATGGTAAGACACGGATTATACAGGACGTATATAATGTTACCATCTATGATTCCAATGGTCTGAAAAAGTCAGTCACCAATGCACACACGGTGGATTTTTTGGTATGACCATATCCCTAGCACTTGAACTTTATAAATAATACCAAAGCAAACTCTCTTGGAGAACAAAGATGCCAGTTGAACGTAATATTAGAGACATTCTAGAGACAGGTCAATCTACCCTGCTAGAAGCGGATATGTCTAAACGATTAGATATGTTAGTCCGAGCAGGATTGATGCCCGCAAGTCAGTTGGTGGTATTGAAACGTGGCCTAGAAAAATTTAATCAAGGTAAAGTGCCTGCGCCCAATGAACGCGCTGCGGTAAACACCATGATAAATGGAATGATGTTTATTGTCCTTGGTGATGATGCCGTCTTCAATAGAGCAAAGACTTCAGTTCAGAAAAATCGCGGAAAACAGATGCAAGAATACACGGAAGAATCGTGTTCTTGTTGCGACAGCAAAATAGAATCAGACGGTACATGCGGATGCGACTCTTCATGTTCTCACTGTGGTGGACAACACGCAGTATCAGAAAGTGTAGAAGAGTTGCCTGAAGACGAAATTCCACCCGTACAAAAAGAAACCTTTGATGTGATTTATGCCTCGGCAAAGAATGCTCCGATGCAGAAGTCTAGTTTCGATACGGTTGAAGAGGCCAAAGAGTTTCTCCAGAGTATTGAGGAGACAGGTCACAAGGGAATCGTTTCTCAGGGTGGAGAAATTATTGAAAATGCTTTGTTGGAATACGGTGCGCCAGTCAAACCTAGAAGTTTGCAGAGTACGGATTATCCCAAAGGTACATCTATGTCAGCCACTGACGCTCAGAAACGTGGACTGTCCGTATCTAAAGACCGAAATGATGCAAAGGCCGATGCTAAAGCAAAACGGGATAAGTCACGACAAGATGAATTTAATAAAACTAGAGAGGTCGGCGGAAAAAGAGTCGGTGTCAAAGAATCAGAAATTAAGGAGACTCACATGGAGATAGATTGGACAGGTAATAATCCATTCGCCGCTCACAAAAAGAGAATGATGGAATCCTCTACTAAGGGGGACGCCGAAGAAAACCGATTGGCCGCACAACGAAAGGCAGCTGCGGTATCTAAGAAAGTTGCCAAGTCAGAAAAAGAAACTGACCCAGGCTTAGACGAAGGATACTCTTCTCCCAAGAAGAATGACTATACAGACAAAGAAGTAAAGCAGGCTAAAGGTATCGCTTTCGATAAACGATACAAGGGTGGCAACATGACAGGTGCCTCCAACGCAATGAATAAAATCAAAAAAGGTTTGTCTGACCACCCAGTTGCTGCAGATGCCTTACGCAAGGCAAACGAGAGTACTACTGTAGACAGTGTGGATAGTATTGAACAACTTGCAGAACTCTCTTATAAAGAAAAGTTTGATGCGATGTTAAAGAAAGAAGGCATGACACTCGGTCAAATGTCAGACGCACAGAAAAAGGAATTTTTTGCTAAAGTCGATAAAAATCATGTTGCCGTAAATGAAGGCCGCGCAGAAGATGACGCAAGGGATGATTACGAGAAAGACGATAAACGTGGACTCGCTCCAACTAAGTCTGAACCAAAAGTATCGAGTGCATCTAATGCCAAAGAAATAGAACACATTGTACCTCAAATGAGGAAGGCGTTATCAGTAGGTAAAAAAGTACAGTTTAAAGACGGCAAACATCACGATGTACCAAAACATCATGCTGCTAAGTTTTTGGCAAAGTACATGAGTTCAAAACCTAAAGATAAAGAACATATGCAGACTCATGGGCATAAGTCCATCAAGCATTTCGCCACACATATCAAATAAATATTTAAAACACAAAAAAGAGAAAAGGAGAGACACATGTCAGGTTGGGGAAAAAAGGACGATAAAACGTCCACGGGTACTATTACCATCACTGCGCCTACCGTAACATTTAATGGAGCATCTGCTGTTGGGAGTGCTACCATTACAAGTAATGGCCATCCATTCCGAAACGGCGATTACTTGTTATATGGTAACGGCGGCGGAACCACGGTAGTGGGTTTAACAAGTACGTCTAGTTACTATGTGACTAACGTAACCACAAACACATTTCAGTTGGCGTCTTCATATCACAATGCGATGATGAATACACCGACACCTATTGCTATTACCGATGGGTCTGGTGCATCACATGTACTGACTCTTTCATTCGCAAAAGGTATTCGTGCAACAGTAACTGGAAGCGGAACTGATTTTGCTTCTGAATCTGCAACTGGTGACGTTATTGTTACAGGAACGCAGGAACTTTTAATCACATCGATTACTAGTGGAACAGTAGCATCTGTTATTGGTCTTGACCGACAGACTGCTCCCGCTGCTGCTTCTGGTGCTCAATTTACATTGAATGAAAAACCATCATCTTCTGCTTCGGACGCTAACACTGATACCACATCAATATTCGGTGTCGATAAGTCTGAACTGGTTCGTGGTACGGACAATGTTGTAAGTATCGCGGTTAACAATGGCGGTGCTGGATACTTAGAAGTACCGACTATTGTTCTTGCTGCTCCTACTACTAACACAGTCGCAACTGCAAAGGTAACGATTGCTACAGATAGTGTTGAGATTGCTGGACATAACATGCCTACTGGTACTAAGTTGACTTACGGTAACGGTGGTGGTACTGCTCTCGCTGGTCTTGCTGATTCTACTGCATACTTTGTAATAGTTGTTGACGCAAACAATATCAAACTTGCATCTAGTTTATCAAATGCAAACGCCGGTACTGCTATTACACTAACTGGTACTGGTAACAACGCTCAGACATTTATTGGTGATAGTGCCACTGCAACTGCTGCGGTTGCAGCTGGTGCTATTAGTGCATACACTGTCACTGCCGTGGGTTCTGATTATAGTGGAACTGCTCCTGCTATAACAATCCCTGTTCCTATCAGAACAATACCCACATCAACCGTAACAATCGCTACTGAATCTATTGCATACACTACTCACGGACTTTCAGAAGCATTCTCTATCAAGTATCAAGACGGTGGCGGAACTGCACTTGCTGGACTTGTTGACAATACCACATACTTTGTGTCTGGTATGGGTTTAACTGCAAGTGCATTTAGACTTGCTACTACTGCGGTTGCTGCTGCTCCTTCTACATTGACAACGATAGTTATTGGTGGAACTGGTGGACAGTTTACTTGCGCCGCTTCTTCTGTTGCTGTTGGTGACAGAGTGGTAGTTGCTGGAACATTTGGTGGAACTGGATCAATCAACTCATATGCGAGTGGTGGAATCTATAAGGTTTCTGCCATCACTGGTTCTGGTTCATCTGTAACTGGGTTTACTTTGACAACTGAAGCAGGCGTATCAATTGTCACGGTTGCTGGAACACCTACTGGTATTACAGTTACACATGCAACTCTGATTAACCTTACTGGTACTGGTAACAACGCACAGACCTTTGAAGTTGCTGTTTCTAATACTGGAATCACGCAGTCAACTGCTGGTGTAAGTATCGGTGCAGGTTCTGGTGGGGCAAGTGTTGCTCACACAGGATGGGTCAAACGTACAGAGATGACAGGTGCTCACGCTGGTCGAGTCCAGTATGAAACTCTTGTTGCACTGTCGAAAAACGGTATCGTTGGTGATGCTGCTGATGACATCCAGTTCTCTGAATAAGGACAAGACAAATGGCTGATAGTAAACTTACTGAACTGACGGCGGCTACATCTGTAGCCGCCGCAGATACTTTTTATCTAGTACAAGGTGCTACTAGTAAATCAACATCAGCTGCAGTATTGTTTTCTGATATAACAACACCCGTCAAATTTTCAGACAAGGTGTCAATAGGAGACTTTGATACGATTGTAGGGCCCGGTGTAGTTTCGGTTGCAACAAATATAACCAGACTCACCAATGCGGGTTCCGGTGGTACGTTAACCATTGGCGCTGGTACTGAGGGACAATTGAAAATTATTGTAATGGATAGTAATTCTAGTTCAGTTACGCTTACACTAGATGATTCCGATTTGGGACACGACACAATTACGTTCAACAATGCAGGCGATACTGCAACTCTCATATATACTAATAGTAAATGGTGGATGATTGGAGGAACAGCTGCAGTCGCCAATTGATAATTAATGGATTAAAATAAAGATTTTATGAATGATTGAATTGAATGAAGATAATTACTTAGTATATGCATTGAAGAATTACAGTAGTCCAGAGTGTTCTGGTATGGATGATTTTGAGGAAGATGTGAAACGATTCAAATACCTAAAACGATTGTTTAGAAGGTATGAGAGAACGAATGTGTTGAACGATAGACTTATTTTGAATCACCTTATTGTACTGTACAATGTATTAGACGCGGCTGCAACGCCACTGTTATTTTATAAAATCGACAATGACCACTGGTCTATACTAAAGACGTTCTTGGTATTCTTAAATAGGATGCCTCTGGAACAAATAGTTACAGGCGGCGTTCGGGGGGATGATATCCCGCTTGATTTTGATGTAATAAACATACTTAGGAAAATCTAATGTCGAGAGTAGTTGACAGTCTTATTGCATATCGGATACTGAGGATGTTCTCTCAGAAGATAACAGACCACCCAGCATTTCAGATGGGCATAGTCGATAAGGATGGGGTTAAGTTAAAGGAACCATCCGGTGCTGCCGAGATGGATGCATATACAATGCTCGACAAACTCGCATTCAAAATTAAACGGGCACTGTATAAGTCTCCCGATAGAACTGCGCGAAGACTTCTCACATTTGCTGCTGCCATTGCTCTTCTCCGCGAAAACAGAAAAGTATCGGAAATGGATGATGATGAATTTGAGTCACTGATTGATTTATATTCACAGGATGAAAAGGTAATAAAAGAAGCTAGACTATTAGAGATGGGTAGAACACCATTCAACTATTTTGCTCTAGACGAAGAAATTGCAAATGCCGGCGGGCCCATGACAGGTGGGAATATTGCCGGAATAGGAACTGACTCTCAGGGAGAGCCGGGACGAAATCCCAGTATGATGCCTCTTCAGAAACGAAAGAAAAAGAAGAACAAGGGGCCGGAGTATGGTCGGTAAAACACTAGAAACAAGAGTCGCCGTTATCGAATCAGACATCAAGCAGTGGACAAACCTGTTTGGTCGTTTAGATGTGTCTATAGAAAAAATCACCGAACTTAATATCTCAATTAAGGAGGTGCTTGCAGTGCATGAACAACGTATAACCACAACAGAGGTAGAGGTAGAGAGAAATGCCGATGGCTCTGATATTAAGTATGAACAACTCCATTCCCGCATTTCAACGATACACAGAGAAATCCTAAAAAACCAAGAGAAACTCACCGTTACTCTTATGGAGTCGATTGATTCCGTCCATCAAGCAGTTGACCTGAATGAAAAAAATGCTGATGACAGAATCAGGTCACTAGAGAAACGTCAATGGATGATGATGGGTGCCGCGGCAGTTATGGGGTTCATAATAGGCAATGCTGAAGTACTCAAACTTTTAATGAATTAACCCTTGACATCTGGTCAATCATCGTGTATACTACCCACTATGACTAAGAAGAAACCCAAGATTCCGCTGAATGGCGGCGCAGAGTATGATGCTCTTACTGATGCTCGTAAGTTCTATGTATATCTAACTAAGTCAGGGGTTGCTAAGTCAATCAAACGTGGATACAACAAACGATTCCGTAAGGAAGGCAAAGAAGAACTGCAAAATGAGTTAAATTAGTTCTTGACATTTGGTCAATCATAGTGTATAATGTCCCTTATGTTATACGTTGATGTGAAGTACATAAATCTGATATCTCATAATTTTGAGAAATTCAAGAAAAAGAATGATTATCTTTGGAATGTAAGATGCCCGTTCTGTGGCGACTCACGCAAGAATCTTAATAAGATGCGTGGGTTTTTCTTCCGTAAAGAAAATAATATGATATTCAAGTGCCATAACTGTGGTCATGGCGCATCGATGAATAGCGTATTAAAGGAACTCGCACCCAATCTCCACAAGGAATATTGCCTTGAGAAGTTCGGCGAGACACAGAATAAGAAGAAGACGCCCACTTGGACACCGCAAGGGTCTGATTGGACACCCAATGGTCATAAGTTGTTTGATGATAAGCCAGTAGTACCGCCCAAGTTTGAACCTAAGTTTAGTTTGTTTTATAAATTGTGCGATAGATTGGACAGTCTCCCATATGACCATGAAGCAGTAAAATATGTTAAAAGTAGAAATATCCCAAATGATAAATGGGATCGACTTTACTATATCAATAACATAAAAGACATAGTACAACTCAACGACAAGTACCAAGATTCAATAGTTACTGACGAACCTCGATTGGTCATTCCCTTCTTTGACCACAATGGCGAGTTGATGTCAGTATCGCTGAGAGGTATGCGGGGAGAATCACTGAGGTATATTCTTGTTAAGATACAAGAGGATGCGCCGACAGTGTTTGGTTTAGATAAAGTGGATTTGACCAAAACAGTATCAATTGTTGAGGGCCCGTTGGATAGTCTGTTTTTAGAAAACAGTATTGCCTGTGCTGGTACATCCTTCAACAAGATTGAACAGTTGAATATCCAGAAAGATAAGATTACAATTGTGATTGACAATCAACCACGAAATGTAGAAGTTATGAAGGTGGTGGAGAAGTATGTCGAGTTGGATTATAATGTTGTTATATGGCCAGAATCGATAGTTCAGAAAGATATAAATGATATGTACGATGCTGGTATTGATGTTGCTGATGTGATTAATAGTAATACACACAGTGGATTGACTGCCAAGTTTTTATTAAACCAATGGAAGAAGTGTTAGGAGTAATATGAAGCAAGAAGTGAACCTAGTTGGATTGACACAACCATCAGCCCAATCTAACTGTAAGACGGCTAATCAATTAATTGCATATGCAGCTAGAGTTAGTAACCCCAATAATCAAGCCAATGAAAGAACCGCGCCTAAATTATTGTCCTATCTTATTAAAGAAGACCATTGGTCTCCGTTTGAAATTGTGTCATTGACAATGGAGATAAAAACTACACGGGATATCGGAAGACAGATATTGCGACACCGTAGTTTTGCATTCCAAGAATTCAGTCAACGATATGCTGAGTCAACCGATTGGGTTGAGAGGGAAACTAGATTACAGGATGATAAGAACCGACAGAACAGTGTTGAGTTGGGTGAATCTCTCAGTGACAAAGAACTAAATGAAACTTGGGCAATGAAACAACGAGAGGTTATCAATAAATCAAAGGAGGTTTATGATTGGGCTCTTGGTTCTGGTATTGCAAAGGAACAGGCACGAGCAATACTACCAGAAGGCAATACCATGAGTACTCTTTACATGGCTGGTACATTGCGTTCTTGGATTCATTACTGTCACTTACGAATGGGACACGGCACTCAGAAAGAACACAGTGAAATTGCTTCTTTGTGTTGGGATATCATTACCACCCACTTTCCAGATGTTGCTGCTGCCTGTGAAGACAGGTACAGTTTCTAAGTGGTTTCTAAGTATGAAGCCTTTGAACGGGTGTTGCATGGTAGGACAGATGACTTCTCACTGGAGGATGCCAGCGATTCTGTAAAGAAAAGAATCGCGTATGCATTTGGGTGGAACAGGGAGTTGGATGAACCCAGTAGACAGAAGTGGAGTTCTACCGACAATGAAGAAGCGTGGAAAGGAAACGTAAAGTTTAAACGGGATGTACTGGAGAAGGAAGGTTGGTTTGACACAGAAGTCTACTATGACCTAAACTCTCACGGGTATAGAGATGATGAATTCGTATCATCGCCCGACTCTATCATTGCCATTGGAGAATGTTTTACCTATGGCACTGGTATACCAAGAGAGATGACATGGCCATACCTATTGGGCGAGGAATTGAACGAGAAGGTATGGAACTTAGGATTATGCATGACGGGGCTTGACACTTGCTTCCGAACACTGTATAATTGGCTACCTGTCATCAAGCCTAAGATGGTTCTTCTATTGGAGAATAGTTCACTGGGTAGAGAAGTCTGGTCTGTTGATGAGTCCGGCAAGGAAGAATGGAACGATGCTATTGGGTTCTGGTCAAGTGTTGAGTGGCAGAAAGAGTTGGTCAATTCATCGACTGAAAGGTTTATATCAAGACAAAAGAATTTGCTTGCTGTATCCCAGTTGTGTTCCATTAACAATGTAGAATTAAAGATTATATCAGCATCAGAAAGAAATGCAGTCGGATTGGCAGACTATGCTAAGAACAAACATAAAAAATACGCTCTCTCACGAGACCTAATTCACCCAGGCCTCCCCTTCCATGAAGCAATGGTGGAACTCTGGAAAAAGGAACTATAATGCCCACGACAGATTACATTGGAATTAAGATAGACTTAGATAGGGACAAGTTGTTTGACTCGCTTGGACTTCAACGTCTTAAAGAAAGTTACATGAAAGAGGAAGAAGATAGTCCCCAACATCGATTTGCTTATGTCAGTAAACAGTTTGGTAGTAACCCAGAACACGCACAACGGTTATATGACTATTCAAGTAAACATTGGTTGTCTTACAGTACGCCTATATTATCATATGGTAGGTCGAAACGAGGACTGCCTATATCATGTTTCTTAAATTACATTGATGATACAGCAGAGGGATTGGTAGAGAATTTCAGTGAGACAGCTTGGTTGTCTATGCTTGGGGGTGGTGTTGGTATTGGGTTTGGTATTCGTGCATCCGATGATATATCTACTGGGGTATTACCTCACCTTAAAACCTATGACTCAAGTTCACTTGCATATAGACAGGGCAGAACACGCCGTGGTAGTTATGCCGCTTACTTGGACATCTCACATCCAGACATTATGATGTTTATGGAAATGAGGAAAGGAACTGGTGACCAAAACATGCGGTGCCAGAACCTCCATCATGGTATTAATATCAATGATAGGTTCATGGAGATTATTGAACGGTGTATGACAGACCCCAATGCTGATGATAGATGGAATCTTACTGACCCGCACACTGGTGAAGTGCGAGATACTGTATCAGCTAAGGCATTGTGGCAGAAGATACTTGAACTCCGCATGGAGACAGGCGAACCATACTTACACTTCATCGATGCAAGTAATCGTGGCCTACCAGATTTCCAGAAGGCATTGGGATTAAAGATACACCAGAGTAATCTATGTTCTGAAATAATTCTGCCTACCAACAAAGACCGAACCGCCGTGTGTTGTTTGTCTTCTGTTAACTTGGAACACTATGACGCATGGTCAAAAAGTCCATTGTTCTTAAAAGATATCGCAGAGATGTTAGACAATGTATTGCAGTACTTCATTGATAATGCACCAAAACATGTATCACGAGCAATCTACTCCGCAAAACAGGAACGTAGTATTGGTGTTGGTGCGTTGGGGTTTCATGCCTACCTACAGAAACAAGGTATACCATTTGAAAACTTCTTAGCGAAGTCTACAAATATTAGAATGTTTAAATTAATTAGGAGTAGGTTAGATGTGGCAAACATTGAACTTGGCACTGCACGAGGCGAAGCTATTGACGCAAGAGGCACGGGACGAAGATTTAGTCATGTTATGGCTATTGCTCCTAATGCTTCCAGTAGTATTATTATGGGCAACACTTCACCGTCTGTGGAACCTTATCGTGCAAATGCTTACCGACAAGACACATTATCTGGATCGTATCTCAATAAGAATAAGCATCTGGATGCTCTTATTAAAAGTAAAGTTGAAGAGAATAAACGCTTGGATTATGACCAGATTTGGTCATCGATAGTTGCTAACGATGGTTCTGCCCAACACGTTTCATGTTTGAGTGATAAAGAAAAAGAAGTATACAAGACTGCTATGGAGATTGACCAACGATGGGTCATCGAACATGCTTCCACGAGACAGGAATGGATTGACCAATCACAGTCAATAAATCTATTCTTCCGTCCCACGGTAAACATTAAGTATTTACATGCGGTGCATTATCTTGCATGGAAACAGGGTATGAAAACCCTATACTATTGTCGGTCTGAGAAACTGGGTAAGGCAGATAAGATATCACAACGCATTGAGAGGGCAGTTATTAAAGAACTCGATTTTCAGAGTATGATAGATGGTGACAATTGCGTGGCGTGCGAAGGCTGATGATGACAGTGTTCACGTTTTCATTGGTGAAGGATATTCCCCTAGACAAACGAATCGCGGTCATGGTTAGTGGGGGTTGGGACAGTGCTGTCATGTGGTACATGGTTAAGACTGTATGTATGCAACGCAATCAGGAGTGTAATGCGTTTACAGTACCGAAGATAGATGGTGCTGAACATTACGCTAATAAGGTGCTAGAGTGGTCATCCAAGACGCTAGGGCATCGCCAGACAGAGACTACCATCGTAGGGGACATATCCTCTACCAATCCCTCTGACTATGTTACCAGTGGGGCATATGAGATATTTGAGAGGGACTTGGCGGATCATTTATTCACCGCCGTAAATAAGTACCCGCCTAATCAAAGGGACATGCTGGATGAAGGTTATCCAATGCCCAATGATAGATTCCAGAAACCGGAGTCGGGGTTTGAGAAATTGAGTCAACCTTTTGCGAACTTTACAAAGGATATGATAGTACAACTAGGGTTTGATTTGGGGATTGCAGGTGCCATCTCCCCTATCACCCACAGTTGCACCGAACTAAACAGGGGTAGATGTAATTCTTGTTGGTGGTGCAAAGAAAGAGAATGGGCATTCAAACAAATAAACAAAACAGATACCGGAGAGAACTAAGATGACACCAAAACAAGACTTGACAAGTAAGAGAGAATATTTTAAACCATTTAATTATCCGTGGGCATATGACGCATGGTTGAAACACGAACAATCGCATTGGTTACACACAGAAGTGCCTATGGCGGAGGATGTGAAAGATTGGAAGACTGTATTGACACCGGCCGAGAAATCATTTCTTACTAATATCTTTCGGTTCTTCACACAAGGTGACATTGATGTCGCTGATGGATATGTGACCAACTACTTGCCATATTTTCCACAACCAGAAGTTCGTATGATGTTATCTGGATTTGCTGCTAGGGAGGCATTGCATGTTGCTGCGTACTCGCATTTGATTGAGACTCTTGGTATGCCAGAAAGTACATACAGTGAGTTCTTAGAGTATCAGGCGATGGCGGACAAACACGAATATTTCGTGGGACTGTCTCAAGCGAATGGAACCAAGAAAAGTATTGCTGTTAACATTGCAGCTTTCAGTGCATTCACTGAGGGTATGCAGTTGTTTAGTTCTTTCATCATGTTGTTGAATTTCGCACGACATGGTAAGATGAAAGGTATGGGACAAATTATTACATGGTCTATCGTGGATGAGACAATGCACGCTGAGTCCATGATTAAATTGTTTAGAACATATGTCGAAGAGAATCTAGAGATTTGGAATGACGAACTGAAAAAAGAAATCTACACTGTCGCTGAACAGATGGTAGTGTTAGAAGAGAAGTTCATTGACTTGGCATTTGCAATGGGGCCAATGGACAATCTTACATCCGATGATGTTAAGAAATACATTCGATATATTGCAGACAGGAGATTGATTAGTTTGGGCATGAGAGGGATATTCAAAGCGAAAAAGAATCCATTACCGTGGGTAGAGGAAATGATAAACGCTCCAACACACACCAACTTCTTTGAGAACCGCGCCACTGATTATGCTAGGGGCGCAGTAGAAGGTGAGTGGGGTGAGGTATGGGGGTCAGTGACATCATAATGACAGAACATTCAAAACAAGTAGAGTGTATTAACTGTGATGCGGTTTATAAGATAAAGACCGATTCTTTGTCTGAGTCACATTATATAATTTCATACTGTTCATTTTGTGGCGCAGAGGTGGAATTAGAAGAGGAACTGCAAACTGATTTCCTTGATGAGTTTGGGGAAGTTGTAGAGGATTGGTAATGATAGATAAATTTGACCATGCCTACATGGATGTGGCTGCAAGATTTGGTGAACTTTCATCAGCAGAAAGACTGAAGGTGGGTTGTATCATTGTAAAGGATGATAGGATAATTTCTATTGGATACAATGGTACGCCCGCTGGATGGGACAATTGTTGTGAGGATGTAAAGAAAAGTGGTAACACTGGATACGGTAGGAAACTAGTAACTAAACCAGAAGTACTACACGCAGAGACAAACGCAATTGCTAAAGTTGCTAAGTCTACGGAGAGTGCCGATGGTGCTGAGATGTATACTACACACGCTCCGTGTTTGGAATGTTCTAAGTTGATATACCAATCCGGTATTAAACATGTCCTTTATAAAGAAGAGTATAGAGACAGTGATGGCCTCACCCTTTTGAAGAAGTTGGGTCTTGTAATAACTAAAGTGGAGTAGCAGATGAATTATAAAGACAGTGGTGTGGACTTACATGAACAGGATATGTTTAATGCTAAGTTAGGACAGAAAATGCCTTGGTTGGGTGGATTTGGTGGAGCGTTTGATATTGGCGAAGATTACTTAGTATCATCTACGGATGGTGTTGGAACTAAAGTAAAACTATACACTCAATCGCAGAAGGAAGAGGGTGTTGATATTAAAAACCTCGGAATTGACTTGGTCGCTATGGTGGTCAATGACCTTGTTTGTACGGGCGCTAAACCCCTATTCTTCAACGATTACTTATCAGTCAATACTATTGATTCGATAGATGCAATGGGAATAATTGAAGGTATTAACGAGGGTCTAGCACAGTGTGGTGATGGTATTCCTTTGATTGGTGGAGAGACTGCTATCATGGGTGATATGTATAAAGAGGGTGAGTTTGATATAGCAGGTTTTGGTGTTGGTGCGTGTCCTAAGGAAAACTTTATTGACGGCAGTGGTATTGAGGTTGGTGATGTTATGCTGGGGTTGAAATCTAACGGATTTCATTCCAACGGTTATACCTTGATTCGTCAGGTTGTTTCGCACACAGTAGAGAATGACCCAGAATCAATCCCTGAGGGGTTATTTGCAGATTTACTTAAACCGACTAGGATTTATGTAAATAGTATATTAAAGGTTTTAGACTATTATAAAGAAGACGTTCATGGCATATCTCACATCACTGGTGGAGGACGATACAATGTTAATAGGTTGCTTGGTGATATTAACCTAAAACCAAAGTGGAATAATAACAATACAGCGTTCAGACAAGATGAGTTTAATTGGATACAAAAGGCAGGAAACATTAGTGACGAGGAAATGCGTCGAGTGTTCAATGATGGTATTGGTATGGTATTAGTGGTCAACCGTAACAGTGCTCAGAAAATTATATCATTACTTGAGTCTTTGGGTGAAGATGTGTTTGAAGTTGGGTCTTGTAATAACTAAAGTGGAGTAGCAGATGTATTGTATGTTTTATGGATATGATTTAGAATATGACGATAGTTGTTTTGTGCCAACCACCATCACGAAGTTTACTGCTATAAATGTACCCGTAAAGGGTAAGACCGTATTAGACCTTGGATGTGGCATTGGCCCACTCGCGGTTTACTTTGCAAAGAATGGTGCCAAGTCGGTAACTGCTAGTGACGTATATGATAAACATATATACTACACCAAAAGAAATGTCGCTATCAATCAGTCAACCGATCCTACTGGTACTCAAGTGGATACCATACAGAGTGACCTATTTGAAAATATAGATGACAAGTTTGATGTGATTGCATGTGATGTATCTGGTATTGATAGAAGGGTGGCAGAGATGACGGGATGGTTTCCGAAAGGAGTCCCCACTGCCGATGAGACAGGTGCTGATATAATATGCAGGGCGATACGCGAGGCCCCATACCATCTGAATAAGGGTGGGGAGTTGTACATATGTACGGCACAGTTTTCAGACGTAGAACGAATAAAAGAAGAGATGAACTCCAGTACAATGATGACCAAGGCAGAACAGGTATTCACCAAACAGATACCATTCTCAAAGATACTGTTGGACAATATTGGTGACCTTGACCCCTCGCACTACACCAAAAAGGGGTCACGGTATGTCTGGGAATTTGGATTGTGGAAAATGAAATTAATATGATTGGTAAGAAATTGGTAACCACATGGATGATTCTACTGTGGGTGTTGCTATTGCCTATCATTGCATTTATACCACAATCCAATTGCTGGTACTATGCTGGCAAAAGATGGTTCCTTGAAGGATTCAGGGGAAAGATTGTTCCGGTTGCCAGTAGACGATGGAGAGGATACCACTGTGTCTATGAAGACGAACATGGACAGTTGTGGGAGTTTACATTACAACGGATGCCCAAGTTTGTGCCTTGGTGGAAATTAATATTGTATCGTGGAATTGAGAGGAAGTATCGTGGAAAGTTATAGTCAATTTTTAACTAGGGAGGTGTTTCCTTGTGTAGAGGGTAAACGGGTTTTAGAAATTGGTTCTCTTACTGGCCGCATTACAGAAGAAATTAGAAAACACACTCCATTGGAAATAACAACAATAGACCCAGACCCGATGGTGAGAAAACAAACCACATTCAGTGGTACTGCCAATGACTATTTTAATTATTATTGTTTCGACAAATCGGCGACTGACCACCTTTCTCGATACGATGTAGTTGTTTTGATGGGTGTGTTGTACCATTTACATAGTCCACTTCATTTATTGGAGATGATTATAAACAAAATCAGACCAGAGATGTTGATAATTGAAACTGCTACTGGCGAACCTTACCATGTCGCTGTGGATACCGAATACAGTGGAACGCCTGGCAATGCATGGCCTGATAAAGGAATCGAATACCCGATAAGAACGAACATAAACTTTTCAACAAAAGATTTGATTGCGACTATCGAAACAACACCCATGAAATTACGAAGAAAGGTTATCTATGAGGAACGATTTGATAATTGGCATGGTGCGAATTTGGAACAGGATTCTCTGGAACATAGTAAACGAGGCATGTGGATAGGGCATTTTCAATGGCGGAACTAATGAAGAAACTTTGGGTAGTGTGGAAACATGCGCTGGGCTCATTCGATGAAGAGGATGGGTATGATGTTCAAAATGAAAATAGAATATCAGCCATCCGCACGTTCATAGTATTGTCAAACCTAATATGCGTATACCTAATTATGATTAATATCCTTGTGGGTTGGTTCTGATGGCAGCGATAACACCGATAACACATGAACATGCAAAGAAACCAAAACTAGTCAGTGCTAACAAAGACGAGGCAATGGATAGATTATGGGGTGGTGAAAAGACCATAAATAGTAGTTCGCTAAGTGAGGAATTACCTGATGGTTATGAGTGGAACAGTAAAAGAACTAAAATCGTCCCCGAAGAAGAAAAAGAAGAAGAAGAAAACGCCCCCGAAGACCCATAGAGTTTACTGTACATATTTTCCTGATGGGAGATACTACATTGGATATTCGTGCAAGAGTGATAAACTATATGAGAAGTACTTTGGCAGTTCTAAGTTTGTCAAGGAGTGGGAAGGCCAATTAAGAAAAGAAACCATAGTAGAGTATGACCAACGTAACTATGCAAAGATACAGGAATTCCTATATCAATGGCAACAAAGGAAAGACCCAAATTGCCTGAATGACATGTTACATATAAGATTGAGAATGGGTTACTTATCAGAGTTTGAACCCGTGGAGTGGACTCCAGTTTAGGAGATAGTAAAATAATGGTATTATTAATAGGACTGCTGTTCTCAGCATTATCAGTATCGGCAGTTGCCGCATACTTTTCTATTGTTGGGTTGATGGCAATTTTCAGTGGACTACCCCAATCCATATTTGCTATGGGAGTTGCCTTGGAGATTGCCAAACTTGTTACCGCATCTTGGGTGTACCAGTATTGGGCAAAGACGCAATGGGTGATGAAGACGTATATGGTCTTAGCGATAATCATACTGTCCATTATCACATCCATTGGTATATTTGGATTCCTATCTAAAGCGCACATAGACCAGACAGCAACAAATGCCGACTACGCTCTAAGTATTGATGTGATAGAGTTTAGACTAGACGCAGAGGTCAGCAAACTAAATCAGGCCAGAAACCGCATTGTCGGATTAGATGACACACTCAGAACATCCCAAGGCAAAGATAAGAATTATGTTAACGGAAGACAACGAGTTGAACGTGCCGAACTAAATGCACAGATGGATGCTGCCGTTGTTAGGATTGACGAACTCAATCTTGAACTGTTACCAATGAGACAACAAACAGCACAGATGGATGCTGAGATAGGCCCCATCAAATACATATCAGAACTAATATACGAGGAGTCAGGCAAGGATAGTGTTGACAAGTCAGTGCGTATCATTATACTACTGCTCATGTTTGTGTTTGACCCATTGGCCATCGTGTTAGTGATTGCGGCCAACATGAGTTTTAAGGAAAGAACCGGCGGTAGAATCACAATGATGTCGATTGATGAGTCGGTGGTAGAGGAACAGATAATACCAGAATCTCCAGCAGAGGCATCAGATGATGCTGGTCACCATTTTACCAGTGAACCACACATTGCTGCAGATATAGATGATTGGGTAATGGATAAGTATGGTACAACTTCTGGTAGTGAAAATTTAACGGATGGCGAGAAGAAGAAATTAAAGTGGTTGATAGATAAGGAAACTTAATAATGTTATCGTACAAGTATATTGATTTTGTGCCAAAGAGGTTTGATTGGTCTATATGTTTAAGACAACCATTTGCCAATAGATTTGATATGTCTGCATCTGAACATGGCGACTGGGCTAGAAACCAAAGTTTTACAGATGCAGAACGACAAACTATCATTGATGAGAGTTATTATCAAATCTATGGCCCATTAGACTATTGGCAGATGAAGAACATTCCAATAGAAGATTTCTCATTCTCTACTGTACACGGCAATTCTGTCGAAACGATTAAAAGTTATGTGAAGTCTTATCGTGGTTACTTGGGTATATTGATAGGTAACAATAGTTACACCCCATCCACACAGACCAGATTATTCAAACACGCCCACTTACCACTAACAACTGACGGCGTAACCTACAAGGACACCTTTACCATAATATACCCGATACATATTGAGGGGGAGGTTACAGAGAGTATGAAAGTATTCTTTACTGATAAATGTCTAGGCGTCCCCAATTTGACTGCTCCACTTAGAGAACCAGAAGTTGATGTAACCACGATTGATTTCCCCAAACAAGGGCAGGCATTACTGGTACATTTTAATTCATGTAATGGTATACACTGGGTTGATGGTTTAACTAATAACAACTTTATAGCACATGCCTTTGATGGTGTCACTATCAATAAACAATTCTATGAGGAAACGCATCCGCCATTTTATTATCGCGCTGCGTAAATAACCCTTGACATTTGCCCTATGATGGTGTATAATGGTTGTTATCAAATGAGATGTGGAGAGAAAAATGCCATCCCTATTAACTAATGGTTGTTCTATTACACTTGGTGCGGAACTAGGTGAAACGACTGAAAAACTTGATGATGTATCGTGGCAGGCCTGCGATTTTCAATACAGACATGACCATCGATGGCCCACTATACTCGCAAAGAAATTGGAATTGTCCCCCGTCAACTTATCTAGGGGCGGTGGTTCTAATTGGCGTACTTGGAGAACGACTCAAGATTTCTTGTTAGAAACAGACAAGATTGTTAATTGTGCAGTCATACAGATGACAGAAGCAAGTAGGTTCCAGATACCAATTGGATTTGATTTCATAGACAAATGGCGGCCAACTGAACCAACACCAGATTTCCATAATTGGGCAGACGGCGGGATATGGTCTCAAGAAAGTGATGTTGGGTATTTTACTCAGGAAGAATATTGTAATTGGAACTGGGGCGAATACCAAACGATGGTTGAAAATATACATGGCACACCAGCGTATTCATTCCAAAATGACAACGACAAGAACGTCACTGGACATTACCATAATATGAAAGATGAGTTCTCGGCATTGACATTTATGAATCAGTCAGTGCATAGTTTGTTTGACTATCTCCGCCATGTGATTTACTTACATGATATGTTTGAGAGTAACGAGATACCACACCTAATAGTTGACATGATGATGAACTGGGAAACGTGTCAAAAATTGAAATCAGAACTAGAAATGATTGACGCCTTTGGCACAGAAGTATTGTCTAATACACCCCCCAGAGGATGTAATTGGCGTACTAAGTGGGCGCATTTTGATACTTTTGGTGACCCTGAGAAGGATAAGACAAATAAGATTTTCATAAGGACAATGCAAAAATCAGAAATGAGTAGGAAGTTTAATAACCTATTCAAAACAGTTTCCACTGCGAAGTGGTTTGATGGTCACCCCTATGCGATGTATTTTAGGGATGCGCCGTACAACAACCAACCCAATGGGTTGTATATCGGGCATATGCCGGATGGCCACCCCGATGAGGCATGCCATCAGGCATATGCCGATAGAATATATAATGAACTTAAAGGAAGGAAAATATTATGAATGATGTAACCTATACACAAGAGCAACTGCAAAAAGTACTCGTAAATGATAGTAACCACATATCAAATCTCTTACAAACACACGAGGTGGTGCTTGGATACAAGAAACTCGATGGAACAGAAAGGGATGTCCGTGCTACCCTGAAGCCAGACTTACTGCCTGAGGTGACTAGTCCCGTTCAAACAGGGGGTGCTAAAGTAAAGGACACCCATGTGACGGTGTATGATACCGAAAAAATGAACTGGCGCACACTAATTGTCGCTAATATTCAATATATTCGATCTTTTTAGTAAATAACGCTTGACACTTGGTCTACACATGTGTTACTATATAGCCTTAGTAATCATAAAAGAGTCCAATCATGGCACGAATATCAAAAGAAGACTTCCGAAAGGAACCCGCTCCGACTCGGAAACGTAGGAAACCTATGACCGAAGAACAACGGGCTGCCGCTGCCGAACGGTTAGCGAAGGCCCGTGAGGAGAAGGCGAAGAAGAACCCTCCGCAACTGAAATCTGTCCACCCCGATGTACTGGCGAAAGACGATGATGATATGTTATCGTATGTAAAGGTGAAGGCGTGGATTAAGGCCAACAAAGATAAGTTGCCTTCCCTGAGACAACAGGAGAAACAAGGTGCTAAGGGTGCTCTTGCTCAATATGAGTCTGTCAGGCATTACATCAATTCGATGGAAAGATACCTGAAAGATTCGGTATGGACAAACCAATTTCTTGGCGAAGACCAAGAGAAACGTGTTGTCTGGCGTTGTATTGTTCCAGCGTTTGACGCAGATGGTAATATCAAACGCCAGAAGGGCGTGTACTACACAGACATACAAGGCGTTTGGGGGGAAGAATCAGATGATAATAATTGATTACAACCAGATTGGTATAGGCGCCCTCATGGCACACATGAATGGGTCTAAATCCGAAGTCATGGATACTGACCTAGTTCGCCATATGATACTCAATACCTTACGCAGTTATAAAGCTAAGTACGGTGATGAGTATGGTGATTTGGTGATTGCCTGTGACAATAGAAGATACTGGCGGAGGTCGGTATTTCCACAGTACAAGGCGAGTCGAAAGAAGACAAGAGAATCCAGTGGTTATGATTGGGCATCTATCTTCCAAGGTTTGTCGATGGTCAAACATGAACTACAACAACACATGCCGTATCCGGTTATTGATGTTGATGGTGCAGAGGCAGATGATGTGATTGGTACATTATGTGCATACAGTCAAGACCATGATTTGACAGACCACCCATTGTTCCCAGATGCTCAGAGATTGCTCATTGTGTCGGGTGACCATGACTTCCAACAACTACAGAAATATTCTAACGTGGCGCAATTTTCACCCATGAAGAAGAAGTTCGTAGTAATCAAGGAAAGTGCCGAGGCAATACTGCGCGAACATATCATACGCGGTGACAAGGGCGATGGTGTACCCAATATCCTCAGTTGTGATAATAGTTTTGTTGATGGCATACGACAGACACCTATTCGTAAAGTTCTAGTTGCTGAGTGGAAGACTCAGAAACCAGAGGAGTGGGTGACGGGTGATATGGCCGCAGGGTATATCCGAAACAAGACTATGGTGGATTTGACATGTACGCCCGATGACATCAAGGAACAGATTGTCAATCAATACGAGGCTCAATTAAATAAGTCCTCCGAGGACATGTATAAATATTTCATGAACTTTGAATTAGACAGACTAATTGATGTGATTGATGACTTTTAATGGAGAATGAAAGATGAGAAAATTTAGGCAACAGAACGAGGGTTTCGACTGGATATTTGAAGCCCTAACTGTGGAGGAACAAGTCACACGGTTAAAACAATGGAAGACAACCAACCAAGCATTGGTTCCAATAGTAAGAATGGGTGTTGGTGCAGATAAACCAAATTGGAACCTACCCGAAGGTATGCCAGACAATATTAAGTTAGACATGGCACCAGAAGGATTAGGTGCTACCTCTATAATGATGGAGTGGCGTAGAATCTCACAGTTTGTTGACCCCAATTCCAACATGAACAATCTAGTTGCTTGGAAACGTGAAATGAACTGGGCCCAGATACTAGAAGGTATCCACCCATCAGAAGCTGCAATATTGACCCATGTTAAAGATGGCACATTGCTTGAACTGTATCCCAAACTAGAGAAACTTCTCGCTGCGATTGGTATCACGGACTACACGAAACCCAAAAAGAAACGTGCATCCAAGAAGAAGGCAGTCAGCAAGAAAACAGATAGGCCAACCAATCAGGTATTCAGCAAGTGAGCGCAGGAGACTCGCTTGAAGCGTGGCGCAAGAGCGTCGGCAAACTGAGTAGGCGTGATTCGACTATCTCTACAATGACTACCTACTTAGAAGGTCAAATTGCGAAACACCAACTAAATCTAGAAATGATGATAGAAAATGAACATCGCCAAGGGCACGCTGCCGACTACGACTATACTGACAGCATTGAGGATGAGTTGGCGGAACTTCACGGATGGATGGGTAAGTTGACAGCATTAAAGTCTCTGGGTCTGAATGGTAGTTCAGTTGAAGTTCTAAATGGGTGACACTAGAGCATCCAGATTCTTTCTTTTTAAGTGCAGTGGTTGGAAAAATGAGTTTTGGATTGTTGATGAAAAGACTCTCCAAGACGTTCCAAAACCACGAGAAATGATTATCAAATTTGGTAATGTTGAGAAGATTAGAGAGTACGCTGTCACACAGAATCCACAAGACCTACCCATAGTAGACAGATGCCGAGATCGTACCGCCTGGCACACGCCAGAGGGGCGTGAGAGGATTAAGAACGCCAAGTTGGGGAAAGGTAACCCTAATTCAAAGGGTCTCTCAGAAGACCACAAGTCCAAGATATCTCGTACAATGACAGGTACACGCCGTGGGGAATTCAACCCCATGTACGGGCGTCAACACAACCCAAAGACCATACAACTAATACGGGAAAAGGCCTACGCCAGACCCAAAATGCGATGGGCCGTGGAGCCAACTGGGAAGTCCCATTTGATACGCTCTGACGGCGATATCCCAGAATCATGGCAATGGGGTCGATATTACGACAAATACCGCCCCAAATGAGTCGGATTAAGCAAGAAAAGAC